AAAAACTATACTTTGTATGATATTGTAGACGAGTCTACCGGAAACGTTCGGCGGTTCAAGGTGTATTTAGATTATAAGTTGAAGTTGAAAGCGTATAGCAAACACAAGTTTGACCCGTTTTGTAGATGGGAAAGAATATCCATTCCTTACAAAGATGGAAAATTTATTGAAACCACCATCGGTCAGTTAAATTTTTTTAAGTGGATTTTGGAAAACAATGTGATTCAATATATCGAGGAAAATTACGATGATATTGAAAAAGATATGAATAGTCGGAACAGCACGTCAAAACGAAAGGAATCAGTTGAACCTTCTGGAAATAATACCAAGACAAGGAAGAAGAGAGAAGAATTGTCGGTTTCGGCAACAAAAAGTATTAAAAAAGAAATGGTGGAGATTGTTGTAAATTTTAACTAATGGTAGAACTGTGCGTTGAAAAATAAAAAATGGTAGAACCACTTTTTATTTTTTATGTGTTTTTTTATTTTTATATATGTTAAGTTGATATTGATTTACACCACATAAGACACATCCTCGCCACTCTCCAACGTAACAATAAATTCTACCTTGTAGTTGTTCTTTTCTATGATTTTGATTATCTCGCGAATAATGACGGGTGCGCTTGCGCGACGAACAGACAAATTGACTTTTTCATAATATTCGTACGACTTTTTAGTATTTTGACCTTCTTTTACGAGAGTACTTGACATCATGATTTCCTTCCCAACATCATTAAATAATGCTTGTAAGATTTTGGCGAAAGGTTTTTTCTCAACAACAACTCTTCCATTGTTGAAGTAGAAACGTTTGCATTTTGCGTTTTTGAAATTGTGGTCAAGGAATGTTTTTTTCTTAGTTTCGATCTCTTTTTTATCAAGAATGTTTTCGCGGGCGTCATATGTTTCTTCTAGTGTTTTATTTATTTTTTCTCGCGTGGCTAAACTTTTTTTCAGTTGTTCTAACGCGTCTTCTCGTTCTTTAAGAAGGGTTTCTCTTCTTATTAATTGTGCTTCTCTTTCTTCTAATTCGTTTTCCCACTCTTCTAACTCATCTTCTTTGTCATCTAACTCGTCTTCTCTGTCGTCTAAATCCTTTTTCCTGTCATCCAACTTACGTGCGATCTCGTCATTGCGTTGTTTGAGTTCATTTGTCATTGCGTAATTCGTCATCAAGAGAGACGGAAACATTGACGCAAACATATTTGTCTGAAGTTGTTGTTCCATTTTGATTTTGATTCGTTTCAAAGTTTGCTTTACTAATTTGAGGTTGAATGACAGTCATTTACCCCAAATCAATTTTTATTTATAGAACCATTCTTTGATAGGACGTTTGTAATATATTGTAATATTGTAAAAATGGTGTGGGGTTTTGGGTATATACATTTTATTATTAGTTCAAAAAAGAGATTAAATAATTTTTAATTAAATAAACCATGGGAACTTCTCATTCTTCAATTCAAAAAATTAATTTTGAAGATATGCAAACGGTTTGTAAAACGAAAGACTCCTATGTTGTAATTAACACATTGCCGAGAGAAGAACAAAGTTTTTTAATATTCAATACATTGAACGCAGATAAAGAAGAACAAGTAATAAACCATTTGTTGAAAGGCAAAGAAGACACAAAAATTATAATTTATGGTCGAAATTCCAACGATGACACCGTGTATAAAAAATATTCTCAGTTACATAGTCTAGGACTACACAATGTATATGTTTATAGTGGAGGAATTTTTGAATGGATGATGTTACAAGAATTATATGATGACACCGAGTCATTTCCAACGACTAGCAAGTGTGAAGATTTTTTCAAATACTTTATGAAATATAAAGCGCCTCAAAAATTGAACGTTCATTTGTTGGAATAAGTGTTTGTTTTTATTTTTACCCTTATTTTAACTTCTTTAGTTGTAGAAAAGATGAAATTTCTACAGGCGTCGTTGTTTTGATATCCAGTTGGATCGCCATGTTAGATAATTCATCGGCGCGTTTGTTTTTGTCTCGATACACATGTTGAAAAACAATATTTTCAAACCTACTTTTTAGTTCACTTGCTAAGTTAAATAGTGGCAATATCGACCGTGATTTTACTTTGAAATCTCCATTCATTTGTTTTATTACCAACATACTATCTCCTTGAACAAGCAATTCAGAAATACCTTCTTTGAAAGCGTGTTCTAGTCCAAGAACAAGACCCGAATATTCCGCAACATTGTTTGTCTCTTTTGACCCAACATATTGACAACTCGCCCATATTTCTTGTTCGTTTTTATAGAGAACCGCGCCAGCGCCAGCTTCGCCTGGGTTTCCTTTGCTACACCCATCAAACATGAGAACATATTCAAATTCAAGAATGGGTTGAATTTTTTGGTTCGCAAACATAATAAAAAATGTGCGTGTTTCTTTAAGTATGTTGTGAATAATATATTTTCGACGGCGTTGCGCTATATATAGTCACAAACAACCGCGACGTATGAATCATTTACATGTATGACCATAAATGGTTTTCCACAACCATATATATCTCCGTTTTGTAACAAGGAATCACAAATATCCTTGGGTGAATGGGGGTAAATTTGTGTTAAGGTAGTTTTGTATATGGCGTGTCGAAAAATGCGACAGTTGAGTTCTTGAATAAGAACTTGGTCGTTACAATGTGGGCAAGTGATTACGATTTCCATTCCACTTTTAGAAAAAGTGGAGCAAAAAATTCACATTCCACTCAACAATGTTCATCGTTATCCCAAAAATGGGATTTTAACACATCGTAGTTAGTTTAAAATGAATGTTTAAAATGTCATTTAGTATTTTTCAAGTGAGACTTAAAACTTATCTAAATACTAGGTTATCAGGAGGGGTCGCAGGGTAGTGTAACCAGCCCTAGGTTCCCTGCTATAAACTCATCAATTTGTCTTATCCACTCATTCAAAATAGTAAAGTCTTTATGAATATCTTGACACCCATCTAAAGTCAAAATCGGTAAATCGCGAATAAAATCGTTTGTCATCATGTTTTCATGATATGCGTGACATTCAATCAAATAAGGTGTTGGAATTTCTTCTCCCGTTCTAGAACGGGTAATGACTCGTTCATAACATATCAATGGGTCTGTGTTCACATAAATAATCTTGTGTAAAGGACACTCTGTAGCAAATTTGTGAAACCATTTACAATAAATTTGGTAATTTACGTCTTCCATTTTACCATTTTCATAGAGCATCTTGGCAAACACATACTTATCTGTATAAAGACTTCTCTCAGTAATTATAATTGTTTTTCTTGTAAGCGAACGTTCTGCCAATGAGTCTTTCAAAAGAGACAGTCTCGAAATGTACGCCATCATTTGAAATGGAAAGGAATATTTTTCTTGATTCGCGTAAAACTTCTCTAACATAGTAACACCATCTACATCCTTTATGCTCGCCCAATCGTCAACGGGTTCTTTCAAAAATAAAATGTCTACGCCGTTGTTTTGGTTTTGATAATGTGTCTTTAGATTTTCAAGCAAGGTAGACTTGCCTGAACCTATATTTCCTTCAATGGAAATAATAGTAAAATCATTTTCAATAAGTGCCGACATTGTTTTGATTATATCAGAACTGTTATTTGAATTTTTCGGGTTCAATTTTTTTACAAATTCAAAAAAAATTGAAGTAAATGAATTAAAGATAACAAAACATAATATATACCAACACCCTTTCAAAACCAAAGTTTTATCAAAATGGATTTAAAACAACGTAAATTAACAAAATCGGAATGGAACTCAATTGAGGTTCCGGTGAGCGCTGAAGAAAAGGAAATCCTGCAATTAATTATTCGTGGGTTTCACGAGGTAAATTTGAAATATAACAAACACAACTCCTTGCTGTTGTTTTTGAAAATTGATTATAGCGCGCCCATGGAAGACTATTTATTCAACAAGTTCTTTCAGGCAAAAGTGGAGGAAATTCGCAAAGTTTATCGTTTTCATGTAGCGTCCGTTTCTGTAAAATCAAATCCAAACGTGAAGAAGGCCGATATTATTCGCATTGAAAAAAACGACAGCAAAAAAATGAAAAATACCAACGCTGTTGAATATGTCTTATTAGAACTCGTTGAGAAAGTATTGAAATATAAAAAGACAGGTTCCGACCAATGGGTAATTCACTATTTCACATTGTATAAATTGATTCGTTCAAGTATTCCTCACATTAACCGGCATATTAGCGAAATTGTAAACTACCTGTTGAGTTCAATGGACGAGGAGTTGAATATGTTGGATATTCTTGGACGCTCCGTAGAATTCATTGAAAAGAACGAACAACTTTTGAAATATTCTGACTTGACGCTTTATCAACATCAAAAACAGATTTTTACTGTAGTCAAGGACAATTTGGTTCCGAAACTTATTCTCTATATTGCTCCCACAGGCACTGGAAAAACATTGACGCCAATCGGTCTTTCCGAAAAATATCGCGTCATATTTGTTTGTGCGGCGCGTCATGTGGGTTTGGCTTTGGCGCGAGCATCCATTAGCGTTGGGAAAAAGATTGCGTTCGCATTTGGTTGCGCAAGCGCGGATGATATTCGGTTACACTATTTTGCGGCCAAAGAATATAAAGTAAATAAACGCAGTGGTGGTATCGGAAAAGTGGATAACAGTATTGGCGACAAAGTTGAAATCATGATTTGTGATTTGAAATCGTATCTTCCTGCGATGTACTATATGAAGGCGTTTAATGAAGTGGAAGATATTGTTGTTTATTGGGATGAACCGACTATCACCATGGATTACGAAACCCATGAACTACACGAAACCATCTCTCAAAACTGGCGTGACAACTTGATACCGAATATGGTGTTGTCTTCAGCAACATTACCCAAATTACACGAACTTACAGAAACAATTAGTAATTATCAAAGTCGGTTTCCGGGCGCGGAAGTGTACAACATTGTTTCACATGACTGTAAAAAGTCTATACCCATTATCAATAAATTCGGTTATGTTGTAGCACCTCATTATTTGAGTGATAACTACGACGATATTTTACGAATTGTGGAACATTGTGAGACAAACCTGACACTGATGCGTTATTTGGACTTGAACGAAGTTGTGCGATTCATTGATTTCGTAGAAAAGGAGGGTTTTATTGCCACAAATATGCGAGTTTGTAGGCATTTTGCTTCATTAGACGATATGAATATGCAAAATATCAAGTTACACTATCTTCGCATTTTGAGGCGTATTCAAAACGGCGAATCACGCTGGCCGGAGTTATACAATCTGTTGAGAATGAGAAAGGAAAAACGTATTCTTTCCAACACTTCTATTGACCCTGCTGGAAATAAAATTCGCAAATATGCGAGCGTGGGACCTGGTACATACTCAACTACGACGTCCGCACATAGTACTAGTGCGTTGAACCCATCCATCAATAGTGAAAAGGCTGGACAACCAATTGTTAAAATGCCGAGTGCACATCCAGCAGTTAGTTCTAACACAAGCACAAGTGCGGTCGTTCCAAGTTCTCAACAAGAAGAACAATGCGCAATTTACATCACAACAAAAGACGCATTTACACTGACAGATGGTCCCACTATATTTCTTGCAAATGACGTGGAAAAAATTGCGAGGTTTTATATTCAACAGGCCAACATCCCAGCAAATGTTATGGAAGATATTATGAAAAAGATAGAGTTCAATAATCAAATAAATGAGAGAATTGAACTGATGGAACGAGAATTGGAAGATTTGGTGGAACGGAACGCATTAAAAGGGGATTGTGCGGATTCGTCTATGAAAACTGGAAAAAAGGTCAAGGAAGAACCGAAGGTTAAAACCGCAACGGGAACCGATGGCAGATTGGTTGAAAAAATGACAAATGACTTGGATACAATGCGGTCTATGATAAAGTCAGCAGAACTCAATGAAACATTTGTACCGAACAAACCGGCGCACTTAAAGAAATGGGCCGAAAACGTAGAAAATATAAATCATGCATTTACTAGTGATATTGACGAGGAAACTATTGTTGAAATTATGTTGTTAAAAGATGTTGCTGATAGTTGGAAGGTTCTATTGTTGATGGGAATTGGTGTCTTTACAAATCATCCAAGTATTGCCTATACAGAAATTATGAAACGACTTGCTGATAATCAAAAGTTGTATATGATTATTGCGTCGAGTGATTATATTTATGGAACAAATTATCAGTTTTGTCATGGTTATTTGAGTAAAGACATGGTTTTGACACAAGAAAAAATTATACAAGCATTGGGTCGAATTGGTCGGAGCAATATTCAACAGAATTATTCGATTCGGTTCCGTGACGACGAACAAATCCGTAAATTGTTTTATGAAGAGACGGATAAACCTGAAGTACGAAACATGAACTTACTGTTTAACGGAAGTGCGTAATATACAAGTTAGATTGTTTTGGTAGGAACCCAACATTATAGCAGGGAATCCATGGGTATCCCCTAAAAATTAAAATATTTGTATATTTTTTCTTATTATTTAGATTTATAATGTCGTCTATTACATCTTACACATCTAACCTTGGAGCAGTTACCGGAATTACGTTTGATAATTTGAACAACATGTATACGGTAGCAAGTGATAATAACAAAATTTGTAAAATAGACAGTGAAGGAGTTCAAACATATTTAACGCTTTATGATGATAGAAATATTCAAAACAACCAAAACATAACTTATTGTAAAAACGATAATTGTTTGTATGTAATGACGAACGCAATGTATTTTGATAAATTTGATTTACAATCAAATGAAACAATACGAGTTGCTTCGAACGAAAACAATTCAAATCAATATGGGTTTTGTTTAGACGAAAGTCAAAATTTTTATTTTAGTGGAAATAACCCTCATAATATTTTCAAAATTGACACATCTAACGTTAATATGTCAAACAATATAACAACGTTTATAGACAGCGAGTCTGAACTAACGGATTCAAATCCTTTTGGAATTTCTTTTGACAAATTTTCCAACTTTTATATTTGTAATTATAATTCAAATTCTTATATTGTACAATATAACTCTTCTGGAAAATTATTGAATCCCTCTTTCATTACATATTCTGATGGTTATATATTTACAAACTTAGTTTTTGACAAAGACAACAACTGTTATGTGTCGTGCATAAACAATGAAACGTCTAACTCCAAAGTTATTCAATATGATGAGAATGGTAAATTTGTTTCGGTTATTTACAGCGTTGATAATACAGGATTGTTTGGATTATCTTTTGATAATTTTGGAAACTTATATATAGCGAATCAAGTGACGCATGACGTAATGAAATGCGTTTTCAATACAACCACTGAAGATAGTACTACGACTACGCAACCAGAAGATACTACTACGACTACACAACCAGAAGATAGTACTACGACTACAGAAGATAGTACTACGACTACGCAACCAGAAGATAGTACTACGACTACGCAACCAGACGATACTACTACGACTACAGAAGATAGTACTACGACTACGCAACCAGAAGATAGTACTACGACTACGCAACCAGAAGATACTACTACGACTACAGAAGATACAACTACAAATACAGAAGACATTTCATCAAAAAAACAAACAACGAAAACAACTGTTTCTACAACAACAACCCCAAATACAACGACAAAAACGACTACGACAAAAACGTCAAAAATGACAAAAACGTCAAAAGCGACGACTACAACTACTATTACAAAAACGGTCACAACAAAAACCACATACAACGAATAAATTTATAGAGAAGCGCAACATTCTGCGCGACACAATGGACAAACATTGCTCAAAAACGGTCTAGCATTACAATGATATAAACACCCCGAACATAAATAGTGTAATGCGTTGTCCGCACAACGGTAGTTTTTTGTCAATCTATATATTGGTATATTCTCTACAAAACATACCATACATTGCCCCGTTTCTTCAGGTTCTGAAACTTGGTGAACCTGACGAACTTGGCGAATATAAAAACATTCTGTTTTTTGTCCAGGACTACATAATGTTATAACGGGAGCGTCATTGATTATAATAGGCGGTGCATCTTCAGGCATTCTATTACTCCTAACAAGAAACCGTGGTTCTTGATGAACAATTTCAAATGAGTTCATTTGAAATTGTTGTTCTACATAGTATGCCAAATTTTCTTTCATATTTGATATGGACATTTGCGCGGGGATATTACAAACAAAGACATTTCCAGAGCGAGCCTTTTTGAAATAAAATCGGACATAACCCCTGTCAAATGAACCTGACATATTGAATATGGGGACTTCGTTTTGTTCTCTTGCACGACGATAATTTGTCATTGTCATATATTTTGATTGAAATTTAATTTTTGTAGTCGCGTTGGTCTTTAAATCAATTTTTATATGTTTTGTTATAAATTTAAAGCAGCGCTGTGATTCCCTCATCAAAATCCATTTTAATTTCCCATCCTAGTTGTT